GCGCGTACCCGGTGAGTTCCGCGGGAGTCGCGAACTCGTCAATGAGCTGCATAGTTGGTTGTTACCTCTCAGACGAAGATGACGCGGGCGCCGAGATCGACCTTGCCGGCCGCATCGACGGCGACGGGGAGCTTGGCTTCCTTCACCGCGCAGTGGACAAGCATCGAGCCGACGGCGGACGAGAGAGTCGCTCCGCGGCGCGTGATGACCTCGATGCCCGTGAAGAGAAAGCCGACGCAGGTCTGACGACCGTCGCTCGCAGCGTCGTCGTATGGGCCGTACTTGCTGCCCGTGGTGATCTTGCCGAGCGGGATTCCGCTCTTGATGTAGCCGTCCGGGTAGTGGGTGCCAGCGGTGAACTTGGAGACGTCCAGCGTCACACCGACGGCAATGTCGGTTCCGTGCTCGCCCTGGAGCCAGTCGCGCTTGTCCTGAGAGAAGCTCTCAGTGATGAGACCGAGGTTCATGGGTCCTCCGTTGAGGGATTGTCAGTTCTTCGCGTGGCGCGCGCGGTACAAGTCCGCACCGGCCGCCACGGTCTTCGTGCTGCCTCCGACGTCGCCCCCGCGGTTGCCACCTGAGCGGGGCGTTCCGTCGCCGGATCCGCTTCCGGTGCCGTTCGGAACGAGCGCCTTGAACGCGTCGGCGCTTGCCTCCAGCTCTTCACGCGTGGTCCCCGTGATGAAGGGGGCGTGAGCGGGGGTCAGTTCCTTCTCCCCGAGAACCTTCAGCTTCAGAAGCTCCGCGGTCGCAGCCGCAGCCGTCGCGGCGTTCGTCGCGGCGAGTGCCGCAGCGTCGTCGCGCTCCTTCTGGAGTCGCTGCGTCTCGGTCAGCTCAGCCGACTTGCGGGTGTTCAGCTCCGCGTCAGCGGCGCGCAGGCGCTCCAGCTCCGCGGCGTCGGGCGCAGCGTTGGCGCGCGCCTCGTGCTTGCGGGCGTGGTGCTTCCAGTACGCGACCTGATGGGCGGGCTCCATGTCCGCGACGGGCTTGCCGTCGGGAAATCCGTGTTCGTTGACGGTCGAAGCGCCAGAGCCGGCGCCACCTCCACCCGCGCCCGCGCCCGGATCGTCCTCGAAGAGGTTCCACGGCTGAGCGGCGAAGGTCAGAAGCGCGTTACGGCGCGCGAGAGTGCGTCGAGGCATGCGGGTGTTTCCCCTGTCGGGAGTCGTCGGCCCATGTCGGGCGTCAGGTCGGGAGGTGAATGTCGTCAGGGCCCGTGAAGCGCTGACCCCGGTAGCCCAGAACGGGCCCGATCTCGCCGTGTTCGCGAGCGATGATGATCTTTCGGTAGTCGACGGCACGGCCTCCGCGGTCGAAGGTGCCGAGTGCGGCCTCTACCGCGTCGTGGATCTGCTCCAGCCGCTCTTCGTCGATGACCTGGCCAGGGTCGTAGTCGGCTGTGACCGTCTTGACGAGGCAGTCACAGCCGGGATGGATCGGGGCCAGGTCGCGCTTGTGGTACCGCTGCGTCGCCGCGATCATGCACAGCGCGCAGTCGTACTCCCCTTGCAGCTCACGGACGGTGTACTCGAACTTCGGAAGGTCGTCGGACACTTCGCGTACCGTGTGCGTGCGCGCTAGCTGAAGATCCGTCTTGACGAGGGTCTCCAAGCGATGCGCCCCGCGGTCGACAGCCGCGTCGACCGGTGCACCGCCGGAGAGAGCCACCCACACTTCCTTGAACGGCCGCTCGTAGACGTCACTCGGGTCGACGTCGCGGAGGGATGTCCCCGTGACGGCGTCGAGGTCCAGGCGCACGCGCCGGGCGTTGTCGTCCACTTCCTTGTAGAGCTGCTCTAGGTAGGACGCCGTCAGCGTCGCTACCCGCCGCTCGCCGGCCAGGATGATGGGTAGCGTGCGCTTCTGGAAGGTCTTCACGTCAGCGTCGCGCCAGGACCGAAGGCCGCTCCAGGACTGCCCGGTGCGGCCTAGGACGCTCGTCCACACGCCGCGGACTGCGGAGCTGTACTGCCGGTCAAGCCGCGTCAGCGCCACTGTCACCCCGCCCGATCAGGGGTCGCTGGTCGCGCGACACGCGGGCGTCGGCCAGGGACGCAGGCTGAGGAGCCACAGCGTCGGCCGCAGCCTGCGCGTTCAAGGCGTCGGCAGCGCGGTCGATCTCCATGCGGGAGATCTGCGACGGCGTGTAGCCCATGTCCTCCATGCACTGACGCCACGGGACACCGGCGGTGCGCTTCTTCACGGCTGCGTCGGCGAGTTCGGAGACGGTGCGGGACTCCGGATCGCGCCAGACCGTTTCGAGGTCGTAGGCCGTGGCCTTCGCCTCGTCGCCGATGATGCGGAACGCGAGCCTCATGACGTTCTCCCACGACTCACCGAAGCCGGTCTGTCGGTCGCGCACCTTCGCGACGAGGCCCGTTTCCGCGGCTTTCAGAGCGTCGCCGGACACGTTGACCACGGCGCCGATCAGGTAGTGCGGAGGGGTGCGCGAGATGGCGGCGAGATCCTGAACAGCGGCCTCGACGGCGCGGACGTACGGGACGAGGTCCGTCGCGGCGAACTCGCCGAACTTGACCTCCGGGTCCTCCGTCGTCCAGAGCTTCTTAATGTCCAGCGTGAACGGCTGGAGCTTGGCTCCGGTGATGGGGTCCTCGTCGACCTCCAGGCCGGCGGCCCAACGCTGCCTGAAAGCTCCGTACTTCATGGCGGCAATGAGGTTGATCAGCGACAGATTGATCCGGTTCTGTACCGCGAGAACGTCTTCGTGCTCCGCGAAGCCCTCCGGCCGGCGGTTGCGCCGGTTGATGAAGGGGACGAGCGGTACGGCTCCCAGAGCGTTCAGCGTCTCTGACTCGCGCGTGTTGGGGAGCGCCATAGCGTCCCAGCCGCGGAGGGAGGCTGCGTTGCCGGCGAACACGGGCGCCTGCGACTTCGTCACGAAGCCGTAGATCTTGCCCGGCGTCCAGAGCGTTGCCCTCGTATTGCCCGTCCAGTCGTCGCGCCACATTTTCAGACCCGCGGCGAGCTTCCGACGGCTGCCTTGCTCATGCGCGACGGCCACTTGCGTGGGCGTTTCGTGCGTCAGGACCGGTCGACCGTCGTCGCCCTTTTCGACGAGGACGAAGGCACGTCGCTGCGAGAGTGCGCCGTAGTGAACGAGCGCAGAGTCGGCCTTCATGCCGTTCTCGCGCCAGATCCTGTGCGCGTCGTCGTCAGCCTTGCCGCTGTCCTCACCGTCGGCACCACCGAAGCGGAAGCCGTCGACTCCCAGACGCTCGACGGGCGAGTCGAGGACGAGCGACGTCCAGTTCGTACGCGCGTCCTTCATCCACGCCGCGACCTCCCGCGGGTCGACGGAACGTGCGGAAGCGGCGCCTTTCCTTCGGCGTAGCGACGCAGGGTGGTGAGCCCTGGAGTGATCTCCCCGTCGCAGTCGGGATCGGAGTCGGGTCGCTCGTCGAGGAGCTGCTTACCGAGTCGCTGGAGCCACCACCCGGGAGACTCGACCTTCGTTGCATCGATAGGCACTCGCGAACCTCCCTAGAAGGCGTGTAGCTTGGACGAGCGCTTTTTGCGCTTCGTGATTCCTGCGGCGACGGCGTCCGCGCGGCACTCGTAGGCGAGTACGGCGGACATAGCGGCGTCGATCTTCTTTGGCGACTTCGCGTGTTCCTTGCCGATACCCATGTGGTTACGGCCCATCGGCCGACGCTTCGCGTTCAGGATGTGGCGGGAGAGCGTGGCGCCTAGCTTCGCAAAGGGCCGCTCGTCGTCGTCCGACTTGGCTGTGCCGGCGAAGCTCAGTGCCTTGTCGTCGACAGCCTCGACGAAACGGTCTAGCGCATGCTCCATAGCCGTGGGGCGATTGGTCCACCACTCCAGCGGACGAGCCTGCGTGGCACTGACCTGGAGCCCTTCGCCGTGGTCACGAGTCCAGGCGTCCACGTAGTCCTGCCAGTGCGGCGGGTCGCAGTAGAAGCCTGCGACCTCGTAGCGGTCGAAGGCGCGAGCGACGCACGCGTCTACCGCTTCGCGGTCCACCTGCCAGCCTTCGCCCTCCGGTCCTTCGGGCTTCTCCCAGACTCCGAGGAGCTGGAGATGTCCGTCGGACACACGGCACGCCGTGAGTGCCGTCGCATCGTCGCGGATGGAGCCGTCGAAGCCGAGAGTGATCAGATCCCCGGCGGCTATCTCCTCCGGCCGACGGCAGACCTCCCAGGCATCGGAGTCCATCCACGCGTCAGAGCTGCTCGTACGGGAGTTGAGGAAGTAGCGCTTGCCGTCCGCGGAGTCGTTACGCAGGTCGTAGAAGTCATCGACGAGCGTTTCGAGGTCCATCCACTCCATGGCGTCGCCGTA